CCGCTTTTAGCAGATTCTGCTCGGCTAAAGCAACTCCCACTCCCGCAGTAGAGCCTTTTCTTTGTTTAGCTTCTTTAAGCTCTCTTCTTCTAGCTGCAAGTATTAAATTTGCAGATTGTTCTACTCCCTGCTTTGTCGTAAGAACTGCTTGAGCAGCAGCTACGTCTCCGGCACCAGCAATGCCATCTAATTGCTTCTTCAGTTGCGCCACATCGCTAGCCGCTTGCCTTGCATTGTCCCCCACGCCTAACAGCGCATTAGCAATACCAGCAATGACCAGTCCAATACCAAGAGTAGCAATTCCCGTTAAAGCTCCGGTAAAAATGATAGCCGCACTCCGAGCAACTACAAAAGCTTTTTGAAGCCCCAACATTCCTTTTGTAAGACCAAAAATCAAACCAGTAAAACTTCTAATTTGAGCAGCGGCCATCGCAGCAATGAATTTATAAATTGCAGCAATTGTTGGAGCAATTCCAGTGCTAACTAATAATTTAAATGCAGCAGTCACCCCACCAATGGCAACGCCAAATATCACAAGCCCGCGCCCTAGTCCAGTGTTTAAAAAATTCAATGCTGCGCTAACTGTAGAAACGATCAATGGAGTTAATTGAGCAAAGAATTGCCCAAGAGACGCAACAGAAGAAGCAGCCTCTCTTACTGCAGGCGCAAGTTGTTGAATTGCGTCATAAATAGCACGAGCCCTTGGAGATAAAGCTTCTGCGGCATCGGCAGTGTCACTAAAATTGCCAGATAGTACCGTAAAAACATCAGTTACATCTTTAATTAATCTCTGAATTTCTGGGCCAAATGCTGCAGCGAATTCATCAACAATAGGAGCAAGAGCCTCATACATCTCCTTCATTGCGTTGTTAATTGAATTCGTCATGCCCTGAAGCGTTTTAGCTGCACCTTCTGCACCCTTCCCGAATCTTTCATCAAAAACGATTCCCAGATTGGAAAACACTTGCTCCATTGCCTTGCCGCTTAACTGCCCGTCTTCCATAGCCTTCTTGAAGTCAGCCATAGACATGCCAGCCGCATCAGCCATGAGAGACAACGCGCCGGGAATGACATCACCCAATTGCCCCGTAACTTCTTCGGACATGATCTTGCCCTTAGATGCCATTTGAGAGAAAGCGTATGTCACGCGATCTACTTGGTCAGGAGTGAGGGAAAGTGTCGCGGCTGCTTGAGAGATGCCAGTGAATAAGCCTTGAATCGTACTGTCGTCAATGCCAGCGGGATTCATCGAAGCGTAAAGTCGAGCAAAGCCAGTGCGAGCACTTTCTAATGGCACGTTAAACTTTGCAACAGTGTCGTTAATAAATTGCAGTGATTGCTCAAACGCTGGCGTGTTATTTGTAATAGCTCGCAACTGGTTCTCGAAGCTATCCAAAGACTTAGCCGCCTGGAATGCTTGATTTGGTAAATCAGTTATAAATGCCAGTGCCTTATACGCAGTTCCAAACAGCAATACTTGTTTGATTGCATTTCCAAACTCTCCAGTCAGTTCAGAGACTGCTCCTGTCAAAGGAAGGCGACCCTGCTGCAATGGAGCCAAGCTTGACGCCAGACGTTTTGCTTGACCGGCCATTTGACCGATGCCGCCTCGTGCACGTCGTCCGCCGCGTCCGCCACCACCAGCCATCGACGGCTGAAATGGAACAATTGCTCCTCCACGAGGAGGCTGTGCATATTGCCTAAATGGCCCGGCAGGACCACTACCCCCAGCACCCAAGGCAAACCCTTGTGGTCCTTCCGCCATAACAGAAGCACTTCTTGCGGCTGATCTTTTATAAGCTTCAGCAATTCTCCTGCCTCTAACGTCTCCCGGTCCTCCATAACGCGCTGCCTGTCGTCCAACAGCGGAAGGCAGTAATCCCGCAACTCTACTAGGAGCCAATTGCGCTTGACCGATTTCGCGAACGCTAACTTGCCTGATACGCTGATTCAAAGAGTCAACAAACACATAAGCAGCGGCGCGAAGAATGTTTTTAAGTTCTACACCAAGGTCCGATGGAAGATATTTTGCGGCAGCAATTGATTGACCAGGCAAAGCCGCTTGTGAAACGCCTGTTAAAGCCCTGCCAGTAGCAGAGGGGCCAATGGGAATCGTTCGAGAAGGAACTGTAGCGGGAAAATCAATTGCAGGAGGAAGACGACGTGCTGCTGCTTGCTGCCTCAACACTTCAGGATCAACGCCTGCCATATACATAACGGCACGCGCGATTTGGTCAAGGAACGACCTCTTGATCTTCCTCGGCTCTTGCATTTGCATTTTCAAATTGCCAAGGATGCTTTCCATGGCAATATCATCTAACTCAAGCAGCTTTTTCTGCATCGCTGCTTTCGTTTTTAACTTGCTTCTTCCCGCCACTTTAGCGGTTGTGAGCATTTGTTGTAATTCTTTTGAAGTTGCTTGCTCTACGGCGTTCTGGAATCGAGCGCGTCGCCCAGCGCCAGTAGGCGTTTGTCCGGGCATGTTGCCGCCTGACAAGCCTTGTGTTCGCATAAATTCATACAGACCTGCGGCTCCTGTAGGACCAGCAGCAAAAGCCGCGCCTCGTGAAACTTCTCCAACCTCGGCTTTTACTTTTACTTTGATTCCTTTAAGCTTGCCCTCTACGTCTCTGCGAAATTGAGTTACATCAGCATTTGTGATCCCGCTTTTAATGCTGACAGGAAACCTTAATTTCCCTCCACCTTGAGCAACTTGTTGATTTTCGTTAAATTTACGCCTTAACTGAGCAACTGTTAGCTGAACATCTCTGCCTGTTGCCGCAGCACGAATGCTGACAGGAATCTCTACAGCATCACGTTTCGCAAGAGCATCAAGACGCGCTTGAATTTGGTCAAATTGTCTGCCAGTGAGCCCTCCAACTAAATTAAGTTCAACGTTAAATTTCTTGCGCTTTATCGCCCTGTCTAAATTTCTTATTTCCTTGTTAAGGACTTGCCTGTTAAACTTTACCTGCAACTGAGCAGTAAATTCACTTTGCGCGATATTAACGGCTTTCCGCATTTGCTGGCGGAAATAAACCAGATCAAGACCAACGCCAAGCTTTAACTCAGGTGCCATATCAAATGCGCTAATATTTTACAGTTTAGCTTTATTCTACTTCCCTTGATGAGGCATTTTTGAGTTCTTCGGCCATCATTCCAATTACACTGCCACTCATTTTCCTTGTTTTTAACAATCTTTGCAACACTCTTAAGCTCTCATCTGTAATACCAGTTTCTTTTTTAATCTTTCGAGGATCAAACGGCAAGAAATCTTCAACAGTGTTTTTAGCTTTTTTCCCTGCAACAGCACCAAGAACAACAGTTGCAAGTTTTGCTGTAGAAACACTATGGAGATTATATTTTGTAATATCCTGCTTTTCAATCCATTTCATTGCAATCACTACATCTTGCACACGTTGCATGCCAAAATTCTCCGCATGCCACCGACTGTCTTTATAGTCAGACGACGACAAGCGGAAATAAATTTCGTTCCAATTTGTAAGATTTTTTAGAACTCGACGGGCTCTTCGTTCGAGTCTTTCGGGCTCGCTAAGGAATTCTTCTTCGGAGTCGGTGCTTTTCCCAGGCTATCTCCCTTGACCTCCTCTTCCTGTTCAGAAACGATAAATTCCACCACTTTAGCAATTAAACGTCGCCCCATTGATTTAGTGTCTTCAATGGACCAATCATCAACACGAGTCCATTGTTCATCAATCAAGGCTTCACCACGACAACGAATGAAAGTGGTTGCCATGCGTGCATTATTTGCTTCCACGCCACCAGAATCACTCAACATGTCAAGTGTTTCTTCGGCAAAATCTTCCAGAAGCTCCATCTCGTTCATATCACCATTACCTTGAAGAAGGTCAAAAGCTTCGGTAAGAGAAACGTCTTTTGCTTTTGCAATTCGTTTTGCAAGTTGCACTGCACGAATCGTTGCTTGACTTTGAGACTTACTTGCTTCTTCCTGTTCAATAGCTTCCGCTACAAGCCAGCCACCATGCTTCTGTAAACGCAATGTAGGCAGTAGTTCAAAATATTCAGGCTCTTTGCCTTGAAGAACGAAACTATACTTGCTCATGATTAAGGATGTTGAAAACGACGTTAAATGCCTTTACTCTTTCGCTGCCAGAACGAATGTCATAAGGCACTTCAACAATCAAAGAATGATGTTCGTTTGAAATTCTAACCGTAGTTCCGCTAAAAGAAATAGCGCAAACGATTCCAACTTCTAAGCCTGTGCCCTTGATCTTGCAATTTATCGCGTGAAGACGGTTATCCTCACTCCATAAATAATCAACTTGCATTTAAGCGTTCCAAGTGTCGACCAACGCGTAGCTTAAGCGCCTTTCCGGGGGCCTTCCTAAAGAAAGACGATGGAATGGAAATGTCATCGGTAAATGGCCTCCCTGGATGTCTGCTAGTACCTTCATGAACATACCATGCATACGAATCGCCTGAACTGTTTCTTGCTTCACTCCAATCCCATTCCGCGATAATACCATTTGAGCTGCGTTGAATGTCAAGACTATTCACTCCTGCTTTGTATAAATTACCAAGATCATAAATGTCACGAGGACTAAACACTACTTCACCATTTTCTCTCTCAGTTGCTTGATCCCATTTCCATTTATCCTCTTTAAATTGATCGTCCCAGTGAGCTTCATTAATATCTTCTTTTGCCCATTGCTCAAACCCATCCATTAAAGCTTTTTCAATAAGCTCTATGCCAATAATTGTTGCAGTAATGGCCATTACGGTTCAGCATAAAGACGACGAATTGTCATGTCAGGAATAATGATTCTGCAGCGCTCATAGCCCACATCATCTCCGGGCGTATAACGAAATGTTGCATCAGGAAATCGTCTTGCCATTCGATCCATTGCATCAGCGATTTCTTTCCCATCAGGATTGTATTGAACCAATATTGTTTCCCATTGTTGCAATACAGTGGCAATACCAACACCTGCTTCTGGTAACACTTCTGGATATTGGCGAATCGTAACTTCCAGTCCTTTCACTTGCCATTCATTTGGTACGCTTTTTTGCCCCACCACATAAACCGCAGGTACTTCCGTTGCGTCAGGGAAAATATATTTGCCAATTAGATTCGGACTATCACTTAAAAGAGTGACAATTGAATCCCTAATTTGCGTTATGTTCATAAATAAAAAAGCTCCCCATATAGAGGAGCCTAGCAAAGATCAATGGAAGAAAATCAGTTAGGAGCAGTCGGGATGATGCTACCAGTCTCTTCAGCATTTTGATGAATGCCGATACGACCACGGCTTTGCAGATCAAATGTAACTTCAACAAGATTATCAGCGGGATAGCTCTCGTTGTAGTTCATTACGCAAGCGCTAAATGCAACGCGGTCATAGTAATAAGTGGTGCCAGAAGAACCAAGTTGCTTGTTGATTTCAACATACACTTCATGGTTCTTGTCATAGCGAGAAGAAGCAACTACTTGGAATGCTTCGTCAAAGCTATTCGGCAGGAACACAGAGCCGTCAACATCCTTTTGGAAGTAAGACGTAATCGAAGCAGTTGCAGCAGAAGTGACGATCACGCTATCAGTAAAGCCACCGCCACCAAGCAAGTAGAACTCCTGATTGCCGTCGTTAAAGGCCACAGAAGCCGTCGTAGCGGCCTGGAGGGTATAAAGAGTAGGTGCGCCGCTAACAGTGAACGTAGCGCCGCTTTGGGTGATCGTAGGGCGTGCAGTGCCGCCAATTGAGCCAACACGCACAATAACGTCTTGGCTCTTAACCAGTTCAGTGGGATGATAGAGAGTCATTTGTCCTCAATGGAGAAAGAAGTGGTTTCAAGCGTTCAAGACGCTCCCTTTACCAACCAGTCTGAAAATTCCCCTGATTGGTGTTCCAAGAAATTGCCAATATTCTTCAGCAATTTGTTCGTTTGGTAGCAACTCAAACCTTCCTTCCCTTCCATTGATTGTTGCCGATGCACTAGAGCCTGGGGTGATTCCAGACGCAAATGACAACGGATTTGTCAATTTACCTTCCATATAAACAGCGGTGTTATCAGCGCCGAGAAGGTGATCGTACTGTGGATTACGTTTTTGTTTTAATGTGGCATAATAAGTAGTGCCACTAGAAACTGGAACATAATTACCAGTTCCTGAGTCAACAATATAACCAGAGGCCACTTGCCATACCAAAGTGGCATTTGCTAGTGGCCGCAAGTTATTTGTCATACAACAAATCCAACAGAAGATGAAGGGATGGTGTTAAGAAGTCGCTTGTATTCTTGACCGTAAAGAGTGGCATCTAATCCTTCGCCATAAACCTTGCCTTCAGTTGCTTCAATTTGAATACCCATTTGTGCAAGTTGAACAGCGATAATATGAGCAGCAAGATGTTTCACTGCTCTATCTGTTTGATCTCCAAACAAACTAGAAGATGCATCTTCAGTCGCCTCCTCAATCGCTCCATTCACGATCCCCGATGGATGAGGGGTGAATTCAGGAAAGCGTTCAAGAAATGAAGAATAAGTGACTGCCATGATCAAGCATTTCCAGTGCGAATTGCTTCTTTGCGACGTTGAATTGCGTTACGAACGCGCACACGACCTTCAATTTTTCTCCATTCATCAAGCTTTTCTTCATCGTGAATAAGATCAATGCAACGAAGAGCTTCAACAAGAGGAAAGCTAGAAAGGGTCTTGACACTATCAGGAACCTGGCCTTCTTTAATCTCTGCTTTCAGCTCTTCAATTGCACCAATCGACATCAAGCGTTTCACTGTTGGGTTTTTCCTGGCAACTTCCCATTTAGTATCAGGTACATCATGGTTAACGCCAGGAGTAAGTTGGATAACACCAGTTTCAGTGATGACGCCAAATCCACCTTCGCGAGGAGGGTTCTCAAGTTCGGGGCGATAAGCAATTAACATGTTTTGTTCAATTTAGAACTGACACTATCTTAACGCCCCGTTCCTTATCAGGAATTAGCTTGAACGTAGATCACACTCTTCGGATAGTAGATGGACACGCCACCCACACGAGCATGAGCAGGAACAATGAATTCCAGACCACGTTGCTGAGGAGGGAACAGTTCCAGAGGCTGAGGAATGTGCAGTTGCAGTTTCTCAGGATCACGCTTATAAATCACCATACGATTGGTGTTCAGTGACGTGCTGTTGTCCGCATCAAGCTGATTGATAGGCTCAACATTGCGGATGTAAGGATTGGTCCGCAGGAAGTATTCCAGCACAGTCACGTCCGAAGAATCGGAGTTGCGAGTGGTGGAAACAGTGTTGTAATCCTCATAAGGCATAAGGATCGTGTCGGGCTGCTCAACCATCTTGGAAGCATTCACAATGGCACTGACGCCATAGTTCAGCAGTTCCAGCATTTCCTGAGCAGTGGTGCCACTATCAGAGAACCACTTATCAGCAGCATAAACATCAACAGTGGAGTTGTTGAAGAAGCCGGTCAAGCTGGCAGAAGAATCACCGAACATTGCGATGGATTCCACTTTCTCCTCATAAGCACGACGCACGGCAGCGGCACGACGTTGCTCAAGAGCAATGTCAGCCATTTGAGCAGCACGCAGTTCCTGAACCGTATAGCCGAAAGAACCGCCAATAGAACGAATGTTGATGGTCTTTTCGACTTGCGTCACGTCAGCGCGAGGCAGGTCATCGGCAGCATCAGCAATAAGCTTGAACTCACCAGTCGCATTCATCACGCGATAAGTGTAAGTTTGTGCGCCGGGACCAGCTTCAGAAGTGACTGGCAGAATGGTGGGATACTTAATATCCGCATACTTCGTCTCGAAAATTTGAGGACGAATAAACTCAAGCTGACGGCTTAAAAACAGTCCAGCTTCAGCATCAAAGCGTTCAAAAGTCATTGGAGCCTCCTATCAAGAATCAGCGGAAAGAGTGAAGCTGGGGCCATTCAGCTCCAGAATTGCAACTCCAGAAGAAGTGGTGCTGGTCAGGAAGCGAGCATTGGAAAGACGTGAAGTCTTGCCAGAAGCAAAAGCATGAGAGAATTGACCGGCTTTACCAGTTCCGCTAGCAGTATGCAGAACACGAACAGGAGAAGAAGGATTAACAGCACCAGTCACATAAACGGCAACGGCACCTTCATTAACCACATTCATCACCATCCCGCTAGCAACAGCAGGACGACTGTCGGAATCAGTAGCTTGCTCATCAACATAAGTGAGTACGTTCACGCCAAGAACAGTGTCGCCGCTAGCAGCAATAGTCTTAGCAGAATTCGCAACACTACCACCAGAGTTGTAAACCACAACATTACCGAAAGCAGTTGCACCGGCTTCAGCAATTTGAGTGGAAATGGTGTTGTCACGAATGTCGCTCAGTTGACCTTCCAGGAGAGCCTGTTGAGCGAGTTCATAGGTGGACTGAACGCCACCGGCAGTAGCAGTGCCGGAAGCGGAGAAAGTAACGGCCATAATCAGCGAGCCTCCTTAGAAGTGGCGAGG